TTCAAAAGCAATTACATTCCGACAATTGTATGGTGGAGTACAATCGGAATATCTACATATTCCGTTGTTCTCTAAAGTTTCACACAAAATTGATAAAATGTGGATGGAATTCAATCGTAGAGGATATGTAACTACTCCATTAGGTAGAAAGTTATCAAAATCTAACTTAAACGATATGAATGCTAACAAACTATTTAATTATATGTTACAGGCAACTGAAACAGAACTAAATATGAAGATTTTGAGTAAGGTTATGGAGTTTTTGAAAGATAAACGTTCAAAAATGGTTTTATATACTTATGATTCATATTTATTGGATATACACTCTGATGATTTTAACAGTTTACAGAATTTAAAGATACTTATAGAAGGGAATGGATTTCCTACAAAAATAGAAATCGGAGATAGATATTCTGAGATGAAATCTATAGATATAAAACAAATGGATAAGATATGAACGAATTTCTTAAAGAAATAACTAGGTTATGGTGGGTTGAGGTTGGAACAGAACTACAAAATCCTTTATCCGAAAAATCCATAAGAGGCCTAAGAAAAGTATTAAAAGAAGAATATGATTTCGATTCAGAAGTAATCGAATACATCATAGAGTCTGCAGTAAAAACACCTACAAACTTCCATTTAGGTGGTGATAGAACTTCAGGTATGGTAGTGGGTACAAATGATACCGCCGTATCTGCACATCTACATACCGATGATAACGAAGGGGAAGATGTAGTAGAAGAAGAGGAAAACGATGAAAAAGATGATAAACAATCTAAAGAAAGACCTGATAGTGGGGATGATAAAGAAAAAGTTAAAAAAGACATTGGACAAAACGCTCTCACTTCTTACGAAAAAGAAAAGTTAAAAGAAATTGATGATAAGTTGTTGAAACATAAATTAATGAATCCAACAACTAATAACCTAAATCAAGTATCAACATTATTAGGTAAAAAGAAATCAGACCCAAAAGCATTTGCTATAGCAAAAAGTTGGTTAGGTGACCAAGGTGTAGCTGATGATGATATTGAAAAACAATCAGATAACTCAACTGATGATACTAAAGATACATCAAAAGAATTAAAAGCTGGTGAGCCAGGTCAAAAAGATAAATCATTAAAAGATGTGAACACATCTGAATCCAAAGTTTATACAGAATCAGAATCAGGTGTATCTGATGATGAATTCACAGAAAAAGGTTTAGCTTCCCCATATGAAAATCCTAAAGATGCATTACAAGAATCACAATTAGATGATTATTTTAAAAGTGGTAAAGTACCCAAAAAATACCAAAAAGTAATTACTAGATTAATGAATACTAAAAATGGTAAACAAAGTATTACAGATTATATGAGTGGTGTAGGTGCAGGGCAATTACAATCACAAGCTGGTGAAATAATTACAATGGCAGGCATGGGGATGAATGATGATGAGTTTAATGGGTTCATTGATACATTAAATAATCAGGTTAATAAATATCCTAAAGGTAAGGGTGGTGTGGTTACATCAGACTGGTTAGAATCAGTAAAAAATGTACGAGCCGTTACTAATAAAAGGTATGATGAACAATTTGGAAAAGGTAATTGGAAAATTAGTAATTCTGCGTGGGATGTACCAAATGAATTTGAAGCATTAGGTAATGATGATTATAATGCTAATAAAGGATTTTCAAGTGATATGTATGTTAAATTAGAAGTTGATGGAAAACCTGTTTTAGATGAAATATCACTTAAAAAAGATACAACTGCAAACATATATAATGGAGTTGTAACTGATATTGATAAATGGTCACCTAATGTTCCACCTCGTGCCGATATTAAACAATATAAAAAAGGTGAAATAGAAAGACCTAAAAAATATTTTGAAAATACTAAAACTTTAAATTACAAAAAAGATATTCTACTTAACAAAAATGTATTAAAAGATAAAAACTTAAAAAATAGTTTGGCAGCATTAGGTGTTATATCAGGTGATGCAAAAAAAGGATATAAAATAGAACCTAAAGCAGAAAAGATTTTAAATAAATTATCATCGATGGATGTACCACCACCAATAGATGGAAAACGATTTAAAGAAGTAATGGGTACGGGCGCAGCAGATAGATTTAAGAAATATAGTCTTATGCATGCAACTGTTACAAGAGCTAATGAAATAGCAAATGGTGTTGAGGGTAAAACACAATCAAGTGAATTTTTAAATAATCATTTAGGTTATGAAAAGGGTGAAGATGGTAAATATCCAGAAGGTTCAATTAAAAGATACCAAAACGATACGATACAATTTTTAGTTGAAGATGAAGATGCAAAAGAGGGGTGTTTAAATGCTTTAGCAGAAAAGCTACCAATGAAATCTTTATTAGAGGGTGAAGAAAAGATGGCAATAGGTGGGTTATCCGCAGACCCAAAAACTTTAGAAAATATATTTGGTATTGATAACTATAAAGATTTTAAAGCAGGTTTAACTATGAAAGAGGATGAGAATGGTGATAACTATCTCGTCTATGAATCTAAAGAACCCGCTAAAAGCGTTAGAATAGCAGAAGTTAAGTGTAGACAAAAAGGACAGGGTTACGCATCAAGTGTTGGGTTAGAATTTCAAATAGCTACAGATTTTGGTAAAGAGTTGTATGATGCGAATAAGGAATTATATCCACCTGAACCTGAAATTTCTTCTAAAGAACGAAGAAAATTAGGTGTTTGATAAATACGGAGAGAATGAGTGAGAACGCAACTATTATGTACTTTTACAACAGAATCTTCGTTTGAAGGGTTGTTAACTAAGATTTTTGATGGATACGAATTATTCAGTAGAAAGATATTCATTCTTAAATTAGAACCATCTAAAGAATTGGTGATTAGTTATAACATCATACCAAATAGAGAAAATAGGTTTTTACCTAACAGTATAATGGTACACAGAAAAAAAGAATCAAACACTATTTACACAATCAACGCATTAAACAGATTGATTAAAGAATTAAATGGTGGTAAAGAAGATAAATCTTATCAAGTCAATTGGAATGATTATCGTAACTCTATTATCCTTACAGATGGTGATGGGTATAAGGTTATGGGTACTAAATTGTTCAGAATAGTTGACGTTAATTAAAAAATTTTAATATTTATAGTTATACTATATAAAGATTAGGAAGATATACAATGGGAAATATAGAACAAAATAGAAAATTGATGGTTGAGCAAATAGCAAGAGCTAAAGCTGAACTCAATGAAGGTACGAAATATCTAAAAGTACAGGATAAAAAAGGTAAGCAAATAATGCAAGCCATTCAACAAAATGCACCTTTAATAGATATTAGTAGATATGGTATGGATGCACAAAACGCATTACCTGTTCTTAAAAATGGAGTTAAGATGGCTATAAACCACAAATACAAACTTCATTCAGATATTGGTGATGTACCAAAACAAACCCATAGGCATTATTGGAGATACTCTTCAAAGAAAGAAATGCAAAAAACATTAGATAATACAAAGAAGGTTTTTAAAGAATGGTTAACTCTAATAGATGCAGCTATAAAGAGACCATCTAAAGCATCTCTTAAAAGAGTAGAGAACCATTGGAGACAAGAAGTAAATATTGATGCTGGTGCAAGAGGAACTCTATATCCTCTTATTGTTAAAAGTGGTGATGGACAATCATCAGTTATATAATGAAAGAATGTAATTGTACAGAATGTATTTGTGAATCAAAAGAAGAGTGTAGCTCATCTTGTGGTTCGAACAACCAATGTAATTGTTGTAAATAAATTTGGTAGTTTAAAATATTTTTTGTATATTGTAACCAAATCAACACTTGGGATTAAATAGTGGTGTTGAAAAAAAAGTGAAATATAATTTGGAAGTTTGAAAAAACTTTCGTATATTTGATAAATAATAATTAATTAATAACTAAAAAAAGGTAAATTATGGCAATTGACTTAAATGCAATCCGAAACCGTTTGGACAGTCTACAAACGAAAACTACAAAGACTGATAATCTATGGAAGCCGAAACCAGGCAAGCAACAGGTAAGAATCGTACCTTATGTACACAATCCATCTAATCCATTTATCGAACTATTTTTCCACTACAACTTTGGTGGTAAGAATATTCTTTCACCTCAAACACATGGTGAGGCAGACCCATTAGTGGAGTTCGCTGACCAATTGAAATCTACAGGTGATAGAAACGATTGGAATCTTTCAAAACAACTTACTCCTAAAATGAGAACTTATGTTCCTGTATTAGTAAGAGGTGAAGAATCCGAAGGTGTTAAGTTTTGGGGATTTGGTAAAACTGTATATCAAGAACTTCTTGCTTTCTTTGCAGACCCTGATTATGGTGATTTAACAGACCCAACTAATGGTAGAGATATCACTGTTGAGTTTAAAACTGCAAAAGAATTAGGAAAGAACTATCCTGAAACTTACATCAGAGTTAAACCAAACCAAACTGCTATCACCGAAGATAAGAATGTATTGGAAAACATCAAAGACCAAATTGAACTTCCAAATATGTTTAAAAAGTACACTTACGATGATATGAAAGGTTTATTGGAAACTTGGATGGAAACTGGACAAGTTGGTGAAAACAATGAAGAGTCAGAAGCTCAACCAACTCAAACGAACAATCAAACTACAAACGAACCAAAAGCAGCAGCTGTATCAACATCAAATTCTGATGTAAAAGATGCATTTGAAGATTTATTCAATAATTAAAAACTAAGTTACTATGGCTAAAACAAATCGAGATGAATTATCATCGATTTTAGCAGATAACCTGAACAAAAAGTTCAAAGGACAATCGAAAGTAGCTTACTTCCTTGATGGCTCCGAGCAGACACCCACCGACTTAACTGAGTGGGTGTCTACAGGAGATGATATGTTAGATTTAGCTATATCAAATCGACCTAATGGTGGATTTCCTGTTGGAAGGATTGTTGAGGTTACGGGACTAGAAGCGAGTGGTAAATCTCTGTTATCAGCACATACATTAGCAAATACTCAGAAGAAGGGTGGTTTGGCAGTGTATATTGATACAGAGAACGCAATCAATCAAGAATTCTTAGAAGCATTAGGTGTTGATACTCAAAAGTTACTTTATGTACCTTTAGAAGCAGTAGAAGATATCTTTGATGCTATGGATTCAATTATCGAATCAATTAGAAAATCCGATAATAATAGATTGGTAACAATAGTAGTTGACTCTGTAGCGGCAGCAACAACTAAAGTAGAATTAGCAGCTGATTATGACCAAGCTGGTTATGCTACTCAAAAAGCAATCATTATCTCAAAAGCAATGAGAAAGATTACAAATCTTATTGGTAGAGAAAGAATATTGGTTGTATTCACAAATCAACTTAGAGTTAGAATGGGAGTATCCTTTGGTGACCCTTATACTACATCAGGTGGGAAAGCATTAGGTTTTCACGCATCTTGTAGATTGAGAATGAAACAAATGGGTAAACTCAATTCTAAAGTTGGGGGTGTTGAACAAACTGTTGGTATTAAGACTAGAGTTCAAGTCATTAAGAACAGAATGGGACCACCACTAAGAGCAGTTGATTTTGAAATCTACTTTGATAGAGGTATTGATAGATATGGTTCGTGGTTGAACACTATGAAAACATATAAGTTGATACAGATAAGTGGAGCTTGGTATACTTGGGTTGATGAATCAACTGGAGAAGAGATTAAATTCCAAGCTAAGAACTTCACTAAAATCTTAGAAGAAAGACCAGAGGTAAAGGAACAAATGTATAAACAAATCTGTGATGCATATATCTTAGGATACAAAGAGGCATCTGAAGCTGCAAACACAGATACAACAAAGCTAGATGAAGGACACGAAATCTAATTACAAAGAAATGTTTAATAAATTATCAGAAACACCCAAACGGAATGTTAATGATAAAGTTATGATTGTAGATGGATTAAATCTTTTCATCAGATGCTTTGGGGCAGTTCCAACTCTGAATGATGATGGAGAACACGTCGGTGGGGTAACAGGTTGTCTGTTATCCCTCGGCGCTCTTATCCGTAAGAACAAACCAACTAGAGTTTTGGTGGTTTTTGATGGAAAGGGTGGTTCGACACGTAGAAAGAAAATGTATAAGGGATACAAAGAAGGTAGAACAGGATTAACCAAAGTTAATAGATTGGTTGGTTACGAAGATTTAGAAGACCAAGCAGAATCTATGAAACGTAACTTTAATGCGTTAATCAAATAT